GCAGAAATCCCGTCGATGTCGTCCCGTGTGTAAACCTTGCCCTGCCCGGCCAAGTCAAGCATGACCTTGCAGAACTCACGGCTGGAGCCTTTGTCCTTGTTGCTGAACCCTGTCGCCCATGCGTATTTGTAACGAACCTCCAAGACTGGCTCGGCAACTTCCTTCACGCCCTTGGGAAGGTTCTGCTCGGCTATCTTGTCCACGGCCCGGCTGATTGGGTAGCGGTCCTTTGTGATTAGGTAAGCGACTCGCTTGGCGACCTTGGCCTTGCTGACCCCAAATTCCTTTGCCATTTCTTCAACCGATGCGTCCCGATTCTTCTTGCGGTAAGCCTCAATCTTTAGGTCCAATTCTTTCTCTTCTTCGCCCAGTTCGGCAAAGGCCAAGCGGATGTTTTCGTCAATGTTGGTGTCGAACCGCATCGGCTTGGAGTGCATCACATGGTAGTCGTCTGCATGGCTTCCAAACTTAGAGGCAACGACCTCCAAGACCTTGAACTCTTCGTCGCCCCATCCGTAATCTTCGTCGTCTTCTTCGCCCCATTGAGGCTCGCTGAACTCTTGGGACTGCACTCCGAGCATCGTGTCAATCTCTTGGGCAGACAGACCGAATCCTGCTGATAGCATGGTCCGAGCCATTTCAAGAGTGATTTTCTCCTGCATATACTGACGCACGATTCGCATCAGGTTTTGGTACTCACGGCCCGATAGTTTCTTGATGTTGTCGTTGCTCTGCAAGGCTTCCACGGCTTGCGGTTGCTCGTCGGGTTGGGGATTAGGTCCAACCACGTCGGCAGGCTTTTCCAAAGGTTGCAGACCTGCTTTCTCACGCAGTTCGTCTTGGGTCATTATCTGCAACAGGGCTTGTTCGCTTAGTCGCTCCGTGATAGGCTCAACGGGGATAAGTTCCATGCCTTCCACGCCATTAAAGGATCCCAAGTAGTTGATCATACGCTCCACCTTGCGGACCCGGTCGTTGACGTAGGTCGCCTTAAATAGTTCGTAAGCCTCGACCAATTCGTTGCGTCCACCCAATTGGCCTTCGGTCTTGACTCCGAATAGCATGGGGTTGGTTACACGATGGGCAATGAATATCTCTTGTTGGATCGCTTTGTTCAAAATCTCGAACTGCTTATCCATATCGGACGGAGTCAGCGGTTCCAGCGTCGGGGCCTTGGCTGCATCGTCGTTGAAGGTTACCACAAAGCGACCAGCGTTGTCAGTTCCCGAAAACTTGCGTTTGATTTGCCTCTCAATATCCCCCTGTTCTTCGGGGGTCGGGATGCCGTTGTTGAAGTTTATCAAGTAACCACCCCAAAAGTTGTTGCGAAGGTTGTTGTTGTGGAAGTTTGCCACTTGCACGTCTGCCTCAATCCAAGCGTTGCCACCGATGTATTCGGGCAAAGGATAGTGCTTCACGCCAGCAGCATAGACCCGATAGTAGAACAACTGCTTTCCGAGGCGGTTCTCCGGGTCGAATGCAGGGATTTTCTCGATGTCCCCAACCTTTGGGAAGAGTTGCATCATGTCGTCGTTGTACCAATCGGCAACTTGAAACATCTTGTCCTCCTTGTCAACACGGATTTTCTCAAAGGGAACATGCTCCATCTTCGCAATCGTGCCAAGTTTGGACCAAGTAACCGCAACCGCAAAGCCGTTAAATAGTTCCAAGTCAAGGACCAATTTCTCGGTAATGTCGTTGAGGTCCTCCGTGCTGGAAAGTCCGTCGAAGAACTTAATGAACCGGGCCTGCTGCTCCACAGTCAAGTCATCCCCTGCCTGCCAGCCACCGCCCATGATGTAGTTCACCTTGCCGTTGACTATGGCGTTATGCTTGCTGCTCCTGCGATAGTTGTCAAGTAGATAGTAGGGGTATTCGTTGGCAAAGCCGTAGGTGATGTACTTGCCGGACCTGTTCTCCAGCATGACTGGGACCTTATGTTCTATCCCCAACCATTGGGTGAAGTGTTGAGTAGATTTATTACTCATAGCGTGTGAGCATTAAAACTGATGGATAAGATGGTAATCGTCCTAACACCATCAAGTGAAGTTACATAGATTGAAAATTCATCATTGGTATTTGCTATCAAAAAGGTTTCCAAAACCACTTGATGGCCAAGGGTATGGCTCAAAGTAACTTGTGCTTCAGATGAGCTGATTAGTACGTCATTTTTGTAAATAGCCCAAACGTAATCATCGTTATTTGCCCCCGAAAAAGTTAGATTTGCACTCACCCTAATTGCAGCGGATAGCGTCCCCGTGTAGGTGATTGATGGCCCTGCAATTGTTGCAACTCTCGAAAAGTTGTTGGTTGATAGAATGTTGTTGCCTGTTTGAATCAATAATTTGGCAGGAGTAGCATTGGTCGTTACAAATGACCTATCAGAAGCCGTAGCAACCGAAGCATAACCACGCTCAATGTCAAGCGTTGCGGTGTCGGCAAGGTCGTCGAATAGACCACCCACACGGGATGCGGTATTCGCCCCAGCAGCGGTTTCGGTGGTGATGGTTGCAGCACTCGTTTGGAGTTGGCTTCGTGTTTGTACGCTCATGCGAAGGATTGGTCAAAGGTTGAATCGAATACCCTCACGCTGGATGCGAGATAGGTGTTGTAAGTGATTGTGTTTGCGTAGGTGTTGAAGCCTATCGTTGCGGTTTGTAGAAAAGCCAAGCCCGTTTCAACGACCGCCAAAGCAGCGGTAACCGTGCTATTGGTATCGTAAACTTCATACTTATACGAGCCTGTTTCAAGCGACCCCACGGCAAGCGAAAATTGGTCATAGCGGTTGGTGTAGGAAGAAAGGTTTGCGGATTTCAGCAGGGTGTAGTCCGTTGTAGTGTTCTTTGCGATGCTTGTGAGTCGCAAGATGTAGCGGTCACCGGTGCTGGCTCGCTCGGTCCAAGTAACCGTTAGGGTGTTGGTCGTGTCAGGGTTCAGGTAAAGCATCTGCTTGTAAATGTGCGATGCCCCCGAATTTCACAATTTGCGCCCAATTCGCCTGTATAGTTCGGCTCGCTTCTTGGCGGTTTCAGCCACGTTGAACCGCTTCTTAATGTCGGCCGTGAGGTTGTCAGCCAAGCCTTTGCGAAGGTCAGGGTCAAGGATTAACTGCTTGATATACTTGTACCAATCTTTCGGCTTGTTGTAAGGCACGAGAAATCCGTTCTCTCCGTGTTTGATTACGTCGGTGTAGGGGACGGTTTCGGATGCTATGATGGCCTTGTTCATCCACCCTGCCTCAACCACCTTCAACTCGGACTTCAGTTTGTTAAACTTGGTATCTCGGAGCGGTGCAAGAGTTACGTTCACGAAGTTGTATCCCCCGACGTAGGAGTAAATATCCGCTGCTTGGATTCGTCCGTAGTTGGGGTTGTTGCCTTGGTCGCTGATTATTTTCTCGTAGCCTTCGTACACGGGATTGTTGTCGTTCCACCCTCCTAAGTAGAGGCGGTATTTGCCGTCAAGGTTTGCATCCCAGCGTAACTTCTGCATACCCTCACGGAGCAGTTCCATGTCCTCGCCATGCTGCGCCCCACCGAACCAACCGAACTTGACGAGGTGTTTGTCGGGTTCTTCCTCCGGGTTGGGAATGAACTGCTGATACGCTTCGTAGGGTTCATTCTGCAAAATGCTCACATTCGCATTTAGAGGCCGTATGCGAGAGGCAAGATGCTCGGTGGTACAGGTAACCCAGTCAGCCAATTTGATGTGCTTACGGATAACGTCAGCGAGTTTGGTTTGGTGATAGTGCCGATACATGATGTGGCCCGATTCAAGGACCCAGTAGTCGTCCAAGTCAAGGATGACTTTTGCCCCGAATTGAGTGAGGGCTTTGTAAACATTTTCTACCTGCTCCATATTTCCTTGGCACCAAAGTCTGCTGAACAGGAACAGGTCAATCGACTTTAATCCCTCGTCGCTGATGGTCGTGATATTCTCGACGCAGACATAGTCAAACTCCGGGTAGTTGTCGCCCAAGTATGCGTTCGGCATTTCGAGGCGGTAATAACTGCACCCGGTTGGATGGGCGTTGTAAACGATGCAAATCTTCATGGGGTAAAAATAAGAAGGGCAGCCATTGCTGACTGCCCCTCTCAAACCTCAGTGATGAAAACCTAAGTCAAAGATACTACGAACCGAGTATCTGCGTAGTCGATGGTGTAAAGACTGTTGATGCGATTAGGAACATCGGGTCAGGCTCCATTCCGGAAAGCGTTATTTCGTAGCCGTTTCGGTCGCCAAAGGCAGTGCCAGTTCCAGCGGTTCCAGCGGTTGCCTCAAGGCCATTTATAGCACCCAGCAACCAGTAACGACTGTTGTTGTCTTGAACGATGACGATGACTTTACTACGAGCGAGCAAACGGAGTTCATTGCGTACTGCGACTTGCAGTTTGTTGATGGTGAACGTTACTTCGGGGGTGTAGAAGATTGTGCCATTCTCCATACTTGCGTTCAAAGTATCGGTCAAAGATGACGTAGCCTTGGTCAAGTCATACTCGAAGAATCCACCAGAAGCGTACCCCGTGAAGCCCGTAACCGCACCTGAAAGGTTAGCGTTACAGGACCCGGTAGAAATCCAGTTTTGGACGTAAATTGCTTTGATGCCACCGACTGAATCACGGCAGCCGAGTGTGTAACCAGTTGTTAGTGCGCAGGACATATGTGTATTTGGGGTTTAAGTTTCAAGGAACAAAAAAGTGAGGGGAGGTTTCCCTCCCCCCTACACATTAGGTCAAGCGGAAGTCTACAACCAAGTCTGGATACGCTATTTGTACGCCTGCCTTGAAAGCTGCGATACTCCGGATTTCGTCGTTTTCGCGTGCATAAAAGATGGAAAACTGTTCTTCGTCGCTCAGCAAATCACTTCCGTAAAACAGGTTGCCGAGGTATGTGCAGACGATGCGGTTCGTATTGGTCAAGCCGGGAACTGCAATGACACGGACGTTTGTACCGGGATAAACGAACTCGCCATTGGCAAGGCTTGCGAGGTCAACTTGGTTGTACAATACCGCCAAACCACCCGTGGCATTTCCTTGCTTGAAGGCTTGAACCAAGGTGCGGTAGTTGTTCCAACCGCAGAAGATTACGAGGTCTTGCTTCGTTAGGATGGCCTGTGGAATTTGGTTGTAGATAGCGTCAAAGATGCCGATGACATTCGTTGCAGTGATACCAACGGAGGCCGATACCGCTCCTGTGTTACCGCTGATGGTAGAACCCGAAGCAGCGTTCAACAACTGGTTGACACCGCTGAAGTAGGCATTACCCTGCCAAATTGCGTTTTCCAACGCCTCGGCAATGCGAAGGGCTTTTTGCTCAGCGAAAGCCTGCTCGAAAGGAACGCCATCGTACATTGAACCAGCGGTCAACTGGGTCTGCATCCAGTACTGCTCCAAGGAACGAGGACACAAAGTTTCCATAACCTTCATACGGCCAACGGTGATGACACGCTGACTGAATGTGGTTGTGCCTGAACTTGTGTAACCGCAAGTATCACCGCCTTGCAGAACTGCATCGGTGTCCATAAGGTTCAACGCAGCAGCGAACTTAACACCAACTTGCTTGGTGAACAAAGATGCTGACTTGGCCGAGAATACGGCCTTGGTGATGAGCGGTAACCGCTCTTGGTCGGTGTAGGCGGCTAGATTGCCAAAATTGTATGCCATTGTTAATGGGGGTTTAGGGGTTTATTTTTTTTTGAGTGATTGAATTGCTTGGGCGAGAGCGTTGAAGTTCTGCGAGGCTTGAGCCTTGCGTTGCTCAACGATTGCGGAACCGCTGGCCTTGGGGGCTTCGGCTGGAAGTTCGCTGACCTTCTCGACGATGTCGGCCATAGTTTCAACTTGGCTTGCGAATGCGGACATTTTCTCTTTCATCTTTCCCATCTCGGCATAGGCTGCCTTGAGTTCTTCCATGATGGCTCCAAGGTGCTTGGCGACGATAGCCTCCACAACTTCGGGGGTCATGAGCGGATAAGCGTCCTTGATTTCCTCGGTTACCTCAACGGCCACTTCGGGAGTGATTTCAGCAGCAACAGGCAACGGCTCGATGACCGGGGTTGCTACTTCAGCAGCGATGACTTCAACGATTTTGCCTCCTTCGGTCTTGATTGTTCCGACTCCTTCAACGACGTGTTCGCCATCGGGAGCAGGTAACGTGCCTTCTTCGGCAACGACGTAAACGGCAGTACCAGCGACTAAATCGCCATCAACACGGACAACGGTGCCATCGGTCAACTTGTAGTCGGCAAAGGACTGCTTTTGGGTGCTGAATTTGCGGAGTTCCGTCCGCAGGGATTCGATTGCGTTTTTGAGATTCATAGTTAGTGGGATTTGTAGGTGGGGGTTAATTGTTGCAAAAAAGCGGTTAATTCGTCAGCGAGGCCAGCGAGTGCGACCTCTAGTTCGGATTCGGTCTTGTCCATCCCGAAGAGGCCCTCAACGGAGAAACCCCTGAACAGATTGCGGTTGTCCCACACCTCGTCGTTCTCGACTTTGAAGGACCCGAACCAAGAGCCGTCGGGGGTGTCCTCGTAGCCTTTCGGTGGCATGATACCACGTTCGGAGTCGGTTATAAATGACTCAAACATAAACACGCCATCCAGTTCGGCATTGTGGTAAGCATTGACGTTGTGCTGGTTGCCTTGCTTGAAATACTTTTGGACTATCTTGCGGATGGTCGCTTTGTCAAATACGACGTAGTACTCGCCATAGGTTTCGTCTTTACGAAAGATGGGAGTGTCTGCAAGCATAAGAGGACCCGTGAGGACCCTGCGTTCTCCTGTTTCGGTGAAGCGTTGTGGTGTCTTTGCGAAGGCTTGGAATGGTCGTTCAATGGCTGGCATGTCGGTCAACGCTACAAACTGCACTCCCTCATCCACCTCGTCCACGGTCATCCTATAAATGGGTAGTTCCATGCAGGTAAATGTCCTACGCCCCTAAAGTTGCAAATTCCTCCAACCTCCGAACCCTCCGAGTGCTTTGGGTGATGTCCCTCTCGACCACATAGGCTCGCATAGGCGATGAGCCTTGACCTTGGCCCATTGCAGCACCATCGGTTCCAAGCATGGTCGTTTGCGGATTGGCGAAGATTTCGGATGGTTGAGGGCTGCTGCCTCCACCTCCTGCACTCAACGATTCCGTCGCACTCATTTTACCAGACGTGCCTCCTCTAAATTGTTGCCTTGAGATTGTAGCAACTTGAGCGAGTCCAGCGGCGATGGTGGCCGTCATTCCTATTATTCTCGCAATAGTTCCCCCTTTAGTTTGAGCCAACACCTGAGCGCCTGCGAGGTAGGTACTTATCAAGGCTTGAGCAATCGCAGCGACTTTGTCATTCTCAAATTTCTTTCTTTCATATTTCTCTGACTCTTTGGCGTACTTATCGGTAATTGTTGCCTTTTGTTGCTCATAGAACTCTTGTGTAATCTGCTTATTTTTAAGTTGTCTGTCAAGAGCAAGGATTTCATCTTCCGCAGCATTATTTGCCTGTTTAGATAGCCTGTCATATTCGGAAGAGCGAAAATTAAAAATTGAGTTAGCAGTTTCGCTAATTTGTTTTATGTATTCTTGCCTACGTTTGCGTTCAATTTCCGCAATCTTTGCCGCACTATCCTCAGCAACGCCTTGCTCTTTAAGTCGCATTTCCTCGGTCAGCAGAATATAGGCTTTGGCAAACTCGTCCGCATCCGTGAATCTCTTTTTGAGGTCTGCCTCTCTTTCGGCTTTCTCTTCTCGAAGGATTGCAAGTTTTTCATCTCGCAAAGCCTTTTCCCTTGCAAGTTCATCGTTTATCCTGCCAATTTTAGCCAAGCGAAAATTCTCGGCTTCTTGACTGGCTGCTGAATCCATCGCCATCAAATCCTCTGCATCTTTCTTCTGTTTTTCTGTTGCATCGGTTCGCAATTTTGTCTGATAGGTCAGCCTTGCGACCTCTTTCTCGTGAATCAGTTGCGCTCGTTCTTCTTCTTTCTCGGCTGCTGCAATCCTTGCGTCATAAGCAGCCATCAAGAGATTCTGAACCTTTGCCTCGCTTTCGCCCCTTGCCTCTGCAAGTTCAACCTGCCTTTGCGCTAATTCGGATACGGCCTTGAGGTCTTTCGTTTCAATGCCTAAAAAATCCTTTACGACTTTTGTAAGTTTTTCCCAGTTCTCAACGAGCAATCCAACACCAACAATCGCTGCACCAATACCCGTTGAAATCAAAGCAGTCCTAAAGAGGCGAAGGCTTACGATGGTTCCTTTCAGCGTCTTGTCGTAGAGGGCCGTTGCAATCCTGTTGGCAGTCATTGAGATAGCCGACTCCTTTTGAAGGAGGACCGTTACCTGCTGGATTCCGTTGGCAATAGCCATGGTCGCATTGACCTGCAACATAGCCTTTTGGATGTCCTCGTTTTCCTCACCAAACAGTGCAGCAGCACCTTGGGCAATTTGAAAGCCAGCAGCAACGCCTTGAACCGCTTGCGTGAATGCCTCAATGTTTTTGGTGTCCGAGCCAAGGTTTTTGACTCGTTGCCCGACATCGCCAATGGTGTCGGAAAGTTGCCCTGCCTCGGCCTCTAACTTCCGAAACTCTGCGGAGTTCTCTTGCCCTGCAACCGCAAGGTCAACGAGCGCACGTTGTAAATCACGGAGCCGTTTCTTTGCGGATTCCGTTCCCTGACCTGTTGAGTCTTTAAGCCCTACTTCGAGGACGATTTCTTTAGTAACTGCCATAGTTTTTTATTTGTCTGCCCATGCTGGTAATCCCGACACAACTTCCAAGACCTGACCTTCGGTTCCTATTGCCAAGTTGACCCAATCGGTGCCATCCCAATACTTGATGTCCCCTGCTGCATCTCCCGGGGTATAGCCTTCACCTGCTGGACCGATTGCACCCGTTGCTCCTGCTGCACCTGTTTCACCGGGAGGACCCGCAACCGATGGCAGTTCCTTTACCAAGGGAATCGGAGGGACTTCGTTCGGGTAATCCGAATCCGTTGCCGGCACAGGGCCGTCGTAGGGTAGGTATCCAATTTGCTTGAACACGAACTCGGTTAGGTTGAGAATCCTGCGAAGGGTTACCCGGCACGGCTTCTGCTGACCTATCTCGTAGTCCCGAATCTCAAGCAGCCTCCAACGGACCCCTCCGTAGTAGATGGGAGTGCGGAAGTCAAGTTGGCTGATGTCCACGGCATTGAGCATAATGGACAACTCCAACTGCATCGCCTCACGACTGACCGTTTCTTGGATAAAATTCCACCAATAGATGTTGAACAGGTTGTTGTTTGTGTATAGGTAAGGGTCGCTATTTGCGGCAACATTCACCGCATAGTACAACTGCTTGGGGATGCCAAAGGCAAGGTCGAAGTTTGCGTCGTAGGGGTTATTGATGTGGCTGACAAAGGGCAGATTCAACAACGACTCTGCGAGTGCTACCGAACCGCTGACTCCGTATTGGTAGGCCCACGTTGTCGGGGCTTCGATGAGGTTGTATTGGGCTATGCGATAACCGCTCTGCAGAGTCTTGATGGTTCCTGATAAAGCAGAGCCATCCAAGTCCCAAACCCTGCCGATTACCTTGTCAGTCGTGAAGTTCGCAGGGATTAGAGTGCTGCAAGATAATTCGACGATGTTCTCGCCCTTGCCGTAGAAGTTGTCGGTCGTGAAGATTCGCCCTCCGTAGCCTTCCTTGGCCAATGGGTAGTTCGACTTGTCCAACTTGGATAAATAGTCCCCGGCATCCTTGTACTTGAACACGATGGTCTTGTATTGATTCGGGTCCCCATTCGTGATGCTTTGCTCTGCGTTCTCATCCGATTTCTGCGACCAGTCCACGACCCCCGATGAATAGAAGTCCACCCAAGGCTCCACGATGAGGTTCTTCGGGTCGGCTGGGTCTGGCATAAAGTAGAGGTTGAACATCTTTTGCAGGTCTTGCAGAAGGTCCGATTGCTTTACGTCAGCAGGCAAAGCCGTAGCCATATTAACTTGCTGGGTTGGGAATGATAACGGGTTATCCAAGCACTCCCATAGCACGGTTGCACCCGACAATATTGTCGCACCACTCGCAAAGGCATTAAAAAAACTTGTAAATACAAAACCAATATTTGCGGTTATGTTCGCAGGTATAGTGATGTTGGAGAATGTGGTCGATTGTAAGCCTGTAAGCCCTCCGGGTGCTTCAAGGGTTATTCCCTGAATGACTGAAATATCCCCAGAATTGGTCAAGTCCCTAATTGACATATTAAACCTCAACCTACTTTCAGCAGGAAATTGCCCGTGTCTCAATGCATAGTTAACAGTTACATTCCAACGGGTTGGTGCTGATGGAGCGACGAAGGTGCTTGATGAAGGAACCCAATAACCGGGTCGGTCGTAGTAACTGCCCGTTTCATCTTGAAACCGCATCGTGAGGTTTTGGTTAAGGGTCCCACTTACATTGCCCGTACTACCCACAAAAATCGCAGACCCTGATAAGTTGAGGGACACATCTCCAGCAGCGTAAGGAATGACCAGTTTCTTAAACCGCTCGGAATTAAAGAACTCCGAGGTGTACCGATACCCGGCCTGTGCGAAGATGAGGTCCACCATCTTTTTGACATAAATGCTTGGTGTCATCTTGTAGAACGGCACGGCAAACCATCCTTGCGTAACTACGTCCGTGTAGCCGTAGGAATCTACCAAGCCATAAACGTAACCGCTCGCACCCAATGCGGTCCAAGTTGCAGAAACATGGGCCGAGGTCAGCGTGTGGTTCATTCCGCTGACCCCAACGGTTGTCGCAAGGAGGTTGCCCTCAATGGACTTGAATAGGCTCACATCGTCCGAGAACAGGCCAACCTCGTATGTTACTTCGCCCCGAATCTTGGACATGGAAATTAGTTGCAGGACTCCGCTGAACACTTGGACCCCGTCCTCCCACATGGCAGCACGAATCTTCTTGTTCGGTTGGAATCCACCCACGAAGGACTGGATGTTGTAAGCATGACCAAAGCAATCCCGATTTGTTGTCGTATTAGGCAACGTGATGGTCTTGGAGAAAGACCCCCTCCGCTTGGTTATGTCGGCAATATCCTCTACGCTAAACGTGAGGGCGATGTCAATCTCGCCCATGGTGTCAAGGACGTAGGGAACCTCTGCGTTGGAATCGTTTAGAGGGTAGGCGATGAGGGTTACGCTCATAAAATATTGTTCTTGTAAGCGACTGCAACCTCAACCTGCAACTGCGTGAGGCGGTCGTTCCTTCGGGTCGTGAATTGGTAGATGTTGGCGTTGACAATTGCTTCAACGAGTTGACCATCCAGTTCGAGCCATACCTGCCCGGACCTGACCATCTCAATCAGCCACTCGGATTCGGCATCGGTCAGCCAGTCCGAGTTGAGTGCGTAAACGTAGTCGAACTCACCTGCCCAAACTTTGTCGTAGGTAGTGGTCGCATAAACGTCCGAGTTGTATCCGAAGGTCTGCCTGCTTATGTTGGCCCTCTTGCGGTTCTTAAGTGTAAAGACATACGCATCAAGCCCGCCCCACTTGTTTTGGAAGTGAACCGGGATGGAGTTAAAACGCTCGCAGGGGCCCTTGATGTAGGTGTACTCTTGACCGAAGTTGTCGTAATTGTCCTCGTATAGTTCATTGAATCGTTCCTCCAAGCAGAATGAACTTTCGGCTGGGTCGGCTCCATCCGCATCGCAGCGTTGGTTGAAGTCGTTCCAAGCGGAATCCCCGAAGGCAATGGTGTAGTATTCGCCTTCATCGGACGGGAACAGGTACTCACCGTTGAACCCGTCGCTGGCTTGACCCGAAGTCAATGCCCGGATATTGGACGGCCCTGCACCGAAGCGAACGACCTGCTGCACCGATGGTTGTCCGTTGTTGACCGTGTAAACCCGTGTAAGCGTCCCCGCAGCCGTGTAATACCGAATGAGGGCTTTGTCAAAGTTGGCCGTTGTGGTTCCCTTGCCTTGAACGAGCCACCTCGCTTCGGTGTTGGAGTGCCATACGAATCGGGTCGGGGTGGTCAAAGCCAAACTACCGAAAAGCGTCCCCGAAGGAAATCTGGTTGCAGCGTTGTATGACTGGAACTCTAACTGCTCCAAGTTGCCCGCAAATGCTATGACCCCGCTGACGGTTGTAACGGTTCCCGTCTGCACGACAGGCGTGTTCCCGTATTCGTCGAAGAAGTCAAGCCTGTAACCTGAATAATACCCGGCATGATTCACGAAGCCCGTTTGGGTCAGCGATGGCTTAGTCGGGGCAATCAGCGTTTCAACGACCTTGGCAACGTCAAAGAATCCGAAGTTGGTGGTGGGCAGTTTGTCGCACTTGAGCCGTGCGAATGTCGTCCCCGCATTGTTTTTGACATCGCAAACGAATCGGTAATTAGGCTGGGCTATCTCGTTGCTGCTGACCTTGAAGAGCATCTTGTTGTAAACGGGTGTAGCCACTTGGGGCGACCCTGATAGGACGGTTGTTGCCATTTTATCTTGTGGTTGCTACGCTTATAGATTTGCCAAGGACCTCTGCGATATTCTCGGTCAAGACCTCTATCATTTCGGGGCTTACTGCGTTGCTCATAAAGTTGGTGGCTCGCAGGCCTTCCCTCCGAATCTTGTTGGCGATGTTGATGGCAAAGGACCTGTTTGCTGCCTGCTTGTCCCTGCCTTCCAGAGGAATACCCTTGAATGCAATCCACTCCTGAATCGGGCGGATAGGTGGACGCTTGTCCCGGTATTGGAACGGAGAGTTAGGCGCACGCTTGGTTGAGTTTGCACCCTTGACACCGAGGTCCACGAACTTCCAGTAATCCGCTGCCTCAATAGCAACGACGAAGGACTGGTCATTCAGTGATATGGGTGTAACGGTGATGGACTGCGAGAGGGCGTTGCTTGCGATGGCGTTCGACTTGGCGAGGTTCTCCTTCGCAAGTCGGACCACTCCTTCCAGCCACTTGACCACCAAGGCGTGGGACTTATTCTCAATGGCCCCGTCTTCGAGGGCTACACCAAAGTCGGCAAGGGCCTCCCTTTGGATATCGGTCAGTTTCTTGCCTGACCCACCAACAAAGACGTTGAACTCCATGCAAGTAAATGTACCCTGCCGACGATAGTGTCTATCTGCGTCTTGCTCGCTCCGCTTCCATTCGTTCCGCTTCCAAGATGTCGTGAATCAGGAGGGCATAATTGAGAAACTCTACCGCCTTCATTGCGAAGATGGCATCGAACTTGAGAACGTCCTTATTTGCCATCCTCCACACCACCATCAGCCAACCGTACCCGGCAAGCGGGCTTACGTCAGCCCCTCGGCCTTCGTCATCAGGTGCTTGGAATAGTCGCTCAAAACTTTCAAGTAGGATTCTGAACTTAGCAAAAAAAAACTGACAACGCCCCAAACGTCGCCCACCTTGGCGTACTTCTTCATCAGTTCGGCTCGCTCCGCATGGGCAGCCCCGTCGTACTTTTTCGGGAAGAATCCGAATAGACCGCCCTCACGGCATAGAGTAGCCATAATGCGGTGCAGGTTCTGCAGTAGTTGCTTTTCGTCCGTCGTGTTTGCGTCCATGAGTTCAATCAACTGCCCAGCAGTCAACTCGTCCGTAAACACCGTTGGAATCCACCACTTGCCCCCGGCTTTGAACTTCCGCTTGTAGCCCAATGCAGGCAATGCGTTCCACTCGCTTATAATGGCCTTGTAACGCTTTAGGACGCTCTTGGCGGGCATCTCTCTCACGATTGATATGTCCACCCCCTCAACGATTGCGACGACTCCTGCACGCTTGTCGTAGTCCCCAAGGACGCTGCTGAACTCAATGGCTCCGATGCGCTGGAACTGGTCAATGGTGAGGTCTTGGAGTTTCATCGCTTAAAGATGGTTTTAATATCCCTGCTTCCGTGTTTGTAGTTGTTCGTTAGGTGGAACACCTTGCAATGGTCCGCAAGTTCGCCCTGCTCCGTGAACTCCAGCATCGGTTTTAGATTTAAAGACCAAATCGGGAAAGAGGCAAGGCTTTCCCGGTAAAGGCCGTTATTAGGAATGTGGTCAAGTTCGCCCGGATTACGGGTCAGTACCTCCTTGAGCCTCTTGACGCTAAACATCCAAAAAGCGTGGTAGTTGATGTAATAAGGCAGGCTCACGTAGTCCTTGCCGTTCCATTCACACCACACCGAGCCGGGCAGCTCTTGGTTAATGTCGGGAGTGCATTCGCCTTCCTTGTCGTCGTAGGTTTCGATGCGGGTGAAGGACGGGTACAGGCCATCGGCAAACATCGAATCAAACCGCTCCGTGAAGTTCACGAAGCCCTCCTTGGGCAGCATCATGTCGTCCTCGAAATAAGCCACCCAGTCAAAATACTTGTAGGTTTCCTTGATGCGAGTCCGATGGACCGCAGTCAAAGCCCAAGGGTGAGCCAGTTGCGTATGAGCATGAACCGTTACGGGTTGGTCCGCAAGTAGCCCCACTACTTCAGAGTCGTTGGTGTCCACGAAGATGTCCGCCTGCACCGGGTAGGACTTGATAGCCTCAATGACCCGTATAAGGTTTGGCAGCCTTTCGGGGTTGTGATGGTAGGCGATGTTGGCGAGTAACCTCATGGCTTCAAGATGTACCAAGAATCGTTTTGGGGTTCTTCGCTTGGCGTGAATGATTTTCCAAATTCCTCAAGGGCTTGGGCTACGCCTGAAAGGGAACGGTCATGTCCGCATAGCACACCGCCCGGCTTAACCTTCGCCCAATAATTTGTGATATCGTGCAAGGCCCATTTGTAGGAATGGTCCCCATCGATGTAAATGAAGTCAAAGGATTCATCGGCAATAAACTCCAACGCCTTGTCCGAAAAGTGCTTAATAATGTTGACACGGTCAACGTAGGGCTTCAATCGCTCAAAGGC